TATGATTTAAAAATGGAGGCGCCGTTTGATAAAGGGTTGGGTGCTAATACTGGTATTGAAATGTATTTTAAAGCTAAGAATATTAATATTAAGTTATTGAATTTTATTAATGAATTGGAAACAGTATGTATACAAAATGCAGTAGATTATGAATTGAACCAAAATATCCATTCATTTTCAATTTCGTTCGATGAAAAAGGAGATTCGTTAAGAGGTGGTGCGAAAGACAATTCTGTTAGTGTGCGTTCTCGTTCAAATACATCTGAATTAAACGATTCTTTTTTTAAAAACATATCGCCAAAATCCATGTCTCCAGTAGATGTCTCTATAGAAAAACCATTAGATGCTTTACAGATGCGTAAATATGTAAGGGACAATTTCTCTCAATTCGCATGGGATAAAGTTATAATGGAGAACAATTGCGTTCCAAAAACAGGCGGTTCAAACAACAGAGGAGTCCCAAAACAAAGAGGTGGTGCAACAATTATGAATTATACACCAACACAAGCATTTGTCAGCAATTTTTTTACTCCAAATAATCCTTTAAAAGGTATGTTGCTTTGGCATTCTGTAGGTACTGGTAAAACATGCACTGCTATTGCGACAGCAACATCAACTTTTGAAAAGCAAGGATATACTATTCTTTGGGTGACACGAACTACGCTTAAAAATGATATTTGGAAGAATATGTTCGAACAGGTATGCCATGAAATTATCAAGCTAAAAATAGAAAAAGATGGTATTGTTATTCCTTCAAAAAATTCAGATCGAATGAAACTACTGTCTAAATCATGGAGAGTTCGCCCAATGTCTTATAAGCAATTCAGTAATCTTGTCTCTAAGAAAAACCAAATTTATGAAACAATGGTTAAAATCAATGGAAAGGAAGACCCATTGCGAAAAACATTATTAATAATTGATGAAGCACATAAATTATATGGTGGAGGAGATTTATCTACTATTGAAACGCCTGACATGGTAGCACTACACGCATCCTTGATGAATTCATATATTATGTCAGGTACAGATTCAGTAAAATTATTATTGATGACAGCTACACCTATCCAAACGGATCCAATGGAATTAGTCAAGTTAATTAATTTATTCAAAATGCCAAATAAACAGATGCCTGATAATTTTGAAGTGTTCTCAGAACAATATTTGGATGATAATGGTTACTTTAAAACCGCCGGATTACATAAATTTAGGGATGAAATAGCAGGTCATATTAGTTATTTAAATCGTGAAAAAGATGCTCGTCAATTTTCACAGCCGGTTATAACCACTATACTAACAGATGTATACGACAAAGAATTATTGCGTCATAATAAGAGTGCTACACGTAAGTTATATTCGAACATGGGTAAAGAAATAGATGCCAAATTAAAGGCTCTTAAAGCAAATCCTATTCTTAAGGAAAAAACGCCCGAGGGTTATAATACATTAAAAAATATCTGTGATACTTATCAACATTCTAAGGCAAAAAATGCATGTAAAAAGGTAGTTGCTACTTATAAAAAGAAAGCAGATGAAAAGTTAAAAGAAGCAAAATCCGCATTTAAACAAGAATTGACAGATTATAAACAAGTGGCAGCAGACTTTAAAGAATTGAAAAAAGCTGCTATGGCAGAATTTATTGAAACTGAGGACAACGTAAGAAGTCCTATGATGTTTCGTTCTGGTTATAATCAGACTTCAATGGATAACATTGAATCTGTATATGGTCGTCTAAGTAAATGTAATAAACCGATGACAAGTACTACTAATTTAATAAATAGTGCGGTTTCGAATAATCCTGATATTGCACAACTTAAAAATAAACTTGATAGTTATGAACAACGTATTGAACAAAACACATTAATACTTAAAAAGGAGAAAAATCCAGAAACGAAGAGAGTATTAAATGCGCAAATCAAGAAGGATACAAACAAAATTAAAAAACATAGCAAAACATTAAAATCAAAGATTGACAAATTTACAAAATTGGTAAAAGGAAAGTTATCAGAAACAAAAAAGAATGTTAGGTCAAGTCAAAATAATCAAAAGAAGTTAGTGCGTGCTTTAAATAAGCTGAAAATTAATGAAGATGTGTTGGAGGATAAAGATTTGGAACGCAACATAAAACAAGATATTCGGGGTGCAGTACAAGTTGTAACAGACGAGATTGAATTAAAAGAAAAGGCTAAGGCAGACAAAGAGCATAACAAAACTATGAAGAAAATGGAAAAGGAACAAACCAAATTAGAAAAGGCTGAAAATAAATTGGCTGCTAAACAACATGCTAAAACCATGAAGAATATGGAAAAGGAAAAAGAAAAGGAAGACAAAGAGTTTATCAAAGCACAAAAGGCACGAGAGGCTGAATTTAAGAAAATAGAAGCTGGAAATAATAGAATAGAGGCTGAATATAAGAAGCGTGTTTTAGCATTTGAAAAACAAAAAGAAAAGGCAGAAAATGAATTGGCGAAACAGCGAGAAAAAGAAGCGAATGAATTAGCGAAACAACGAGAAAAGAGAGAAAAGGAGTTAGAGAAACAGCGGGAAAAAGACGCCAAAGAATTTGAAAAACAGAGAGAAAAGCGAGAAAAGGAATTAGAGAAACAACGAGAAAAGGAACAAAAGGAATTAGAGAAACAATTAAAAGAAGCAGAGAAAAAGAGACAAAAGGAATCTAAGGCTGTAACGAAGAAAACCATTAAGGGCGGAAACCGGAAAACCCGTAGAAGAAGATAAAGATATAAATGATTTATAATATATTTAATCTAATTATATTATATAAATGCCAAAAACTCGAAAGCAAAATAGGCGTAGACATAGAAAAGGTACTAAACGCGGCGGTGCTCCTCTACCAACATCATATAGTCCAACACTAAAACAATTTTTAATTGATAACTATAAAACGGACATTAAAACCATTGAAATGTATCAAAAAGCAGGTATATCATTTACGGATGCACGTAGGTATTTGGGGAAGAAGGTACCTGACTTTACTCGAGCACAAATGGACAGCTTACAACAAAACGGGTGGTCTCAGGATTATATAAATGAATTTAATGCTTCTGTACCTTATGAGTTAATGTTAGCTTATGGGTCAGAAAACCATGATGATCCAAACGCGCGAAGTTCCCCACCTGACTCAGATCAGGAAACTGTAGTTTATAAATTTGAAAAGCCAACTGATAAGTTTATGTTTAGTGAAGAACAGATAGAACGTCTTATAGATTTAGGAATAGATCATCATATGCGCATTAGTATGTTTGAAAAAGAAATTAATAAAGGAAATATGACGGTCGATGGACTTTTTAAGGCAATAGAAGAAGGAGACTACGACCGACCACCAAATAGCGAACCATCTACTGAATCGTTCCAGCCAGTACCAAGTACTAATTCAATGGAGCAAGAACCAAATAATCGTTCATTGGAGCAAGAACCAAATAATCGTTCATTGCATGTATCAGATTTAGAAGTTAAAAGATCTTCATCTATTAATTCATCCAATAGTCCTTTATATACACCCGAATCAGCAGATGATGAATCGTCAAATGGACGATTACATGTATCCGATTTAATAGATGAAGAATCAGAAGAATCATTGTATACGCCTGATTCTGGTTCTAAATCTTCACGTAATGGTGGAAAGAGAAAACGTGGAACAATGAGAAAACGTGGTAAAAAACGTAAATCATCGAGGAAACGTGGAAAAAAGCATTAACTATCTAAACAGTAGGTATAAATTCCCAATTCAATTCAATACACATTTTTTTCCAAGTTTCATCCTGTTCGATAAGTTTTTCTCTATCTTTTAGTAAAGGAATTTCATTTAGATATTGTGTTTCTCCCAATAATTCACAGAATTTAAAAAGTACATAATAATAATTCAAGAAGTTAACACGATAATCAGGGCATGTTTTCGCATATGGAGCTTGTATCTCCATAAATAGGTTACATAATGTGTCTTCTAATTCAGGTGTAAAAACAGGTGGTTTAATTCCCAATTTATTTTTAATAAATGCGATGTGTTCATAATGTTTATTAAAACCGAGTTTTTTAAGTATTTCCTTAGTTTTATAATAGGTCAATAAATCGACACTGATGCGTTCTTTCTTAATCTGCTGATTAATTTGTTCAATAACTTCATCGGGAATAAGTGTAGTTTCTTTACCTTGAAATTGAGCTAAAATTTCTTTAAAATGATTTATTTTTTTATAGGCATAAAAACAAACTTCTTTGGGTGGTTCTTTGTAACTCGGTTTTTCATTTTCAATTAAATATGGAATGTTAATAGAGCAAACATTACAAATAAGAACACCTTCGTCATCAAGAGGAATCATTTCACCTTTATAACAATATTGACATATATCAGTTTCTCTTACAAAAGAGTTCATATCAATAAATGTTTCATCAACATTACTTAAATATTTTTGAACGATATTTTTATTTTCGTCGATATTCTCGATATTGTTTGCATCTTTTTTAACCTTAAATAGATCTCTAAGAATTTGATTTTTAGACGTATATCCTTTAACAATTTCATTATTATTGATATTTTTTTTGTTTTCAAAATATTCAAAAATAAATTTGGAATTATCAAGAAAATAATTAATTTTTTTACCCTTTAATTCTTTTATGGTTTCATTTATTTCTCTAATTCTATCATTAAATTCCATAATTTGTTCAATAGGTAGTTTAGTATCCTTTAAAAGTATTTTTAGTTCAGTTTGTTCTTCCTTTAGTCTGGGAATAATATCATTTTCATCTTTAATAAAATCGTTAACAAATTCTTTGTGTTTTCCATCTAAAGTCGTAGAATATTTTTTGGATATGCTAATTTTTTTGTTAGTTTTTGGTTTAAAAGTTGGCATTAAAGTTTAATATAATAAATATGTAGTATTTGTTTTAATTTATAATTTAAATAAATTATAAATTACTAATAATGTATTATAAAAAATTGAAAATAACAATAATAAAATAATAACAATAAAATAATAAAAATAAAACATTAAGATTAATAAATATGGAACGTCTATTGGATAAGATGTATATAAAAAGGTTTTGTTTACCATTTGATACAAATATAGAAACTGTGAAAAACAATGATGCAATAATGACACCATGTATATGTGGACATTATAACCATATATCGAGTGTATTACAAAGGAAAGGAAATAAAATAAAAATATTAAGTTTTGGAACGAATCAAATGGGGGATACAGATGGTATAATACCAGGTATACATGCAGAGTTAGATGCACTAACAAAATTAAAACCTCTAAGACAAAAAAGATTAGAAATAGTGGATTTGTTAGTAATAAGATTATCAAAAACAAATAATATTCAATCGAGTAGACCGTGTTATAACTGTATTGAATTAATGAATTATTTGCCAGAGAAGAAGGGATATAAAATCAAAACGATTTATTATTCAAATAATGATGGTTCAATAATAAAAACAGATTTACAAACTTTAGAAAAAGAAGAAAAACATTATAGTAGATTTTATAGACGAAAAAATAAAAATAGTTAAAATATAAAAATTTGTTTCATTTAGTAAAGTAATGGATATAGAAATAAAATTAGAAAACAAACAAATCGAAATAGATAGCACAAAATTTCAGAAAATGGTTTTTTTGTACAATGCTTTAGATAATGGATGGGCAATTAAAAAAAGAAACAAATCATATATTTTTACAAAATATCATGAAGGAAAAAAGGAGGTTTATGATGAATCATATTTGTCCGTATTTATGAAGGACAATATTAATATTAATAATATATTATCTTAATTATGTAGGTGTTTATAAAAACAATAAAAAATATAATTAAGTTAAATTAAAAATTTTTTTTCTTTAGGGATATTATAAAATGGGAGGCGGACTTATGCAACTCGTAGCTTATGGAGCTCAAGATGTTTACCTAACTGGTAATCCTCAAATTACCTTCTGGAAGGTTACTTATCGTAGATATACTAACTTTGCCATCGAATCTATCGAACAGACATTCAACGGTCAGGCTGATTTCGGT